TGGAAGAGCTGCCTCCCGAGGCAGCTAGCTTCATTTTCCCTGGTGTTCCGGCGGACTCGAGAGGCCGAGCGTGTGACCTGAATGGTAACCCGCTCGTCTGGTCGTTTCCGCCGGTGAATCCGGAGGATCCGTTCGGTCCACGTAGAGGTCACTTTCCGTGGAATGCTGATAACACCCCAAAGTTTCAGCCGAACCCTCCGCCGAATGACAACAACGCCAAGACGAGCGAAGCAAGTCCATCTTTGAAGGCTTCGGCCGACGCCCGCCCAGCACTGAAGACTGTTCCTAAGGGGAAGTCGGGTGCTGCGGTGGGGAAAAAACCCTCAGAGGCCAAACTGAGTCCAAAAAAGAAGGCAGATCCGCGCAATAAAGGCGATTCGGGTGAGACGGGGAAGGCTGCGGCCAACCCTCGTGCCGAGTCCGGTAAACCGAAAGGTAAGCCGGCAGTAGGGAACAAGCCGAAAGGTTGGTTTCCGGGTGTCTCCACGCCAGTCAAGGTGGCTTCGGCCGACCATGACGTTGCGCGAGTGGCGGCGCACGCTTCCATACCGATTGCGGTGGCCAATGTGGCACCGAACGGTCATGCGTGCGCCGCCCTCTATCGCACTCGAGCCAGGCAAACCATTGTCCGGCTCTTGCTGCAGGAGTTGAACGCAAGCGACACTTCCAGCGAGTTGGATCCTGATTTTACCATCATGTTTCCTTCCACCGCGGAAGAAAGGTTCTTTCACTCGGCGATGTTTTACCGAGGCGAGGCGAAGGGGGCGACGCGGCCCCCCCGCATCTCGAAGTATAGGACCGAGTTGAGTGCGAACGACTCTGCTCGCTCACGCAAGCTGGAAGAGGGGAACCTCAATGAATCACGAATTTTTGTTCTGATGGACGGCCTTTACTATTTCTCGCCAGAGGATTTGGTTAGGTTGTTCGTCGCTAGTCCACACGTCCGAAGCGGCGGGATCAAGATCTTTGCGTCTGCCCGTCACCTGCCGGATCGTGAGGGTTCGTTTCATTTAGAGCGATTCAAGTTTGCAGCAAGCGAGCCCACGGTTATCAACCCCCCAAGACAGGATCGGTCTAGGGGGTCTGGTGCCGTGGAAACGGAAGAGGGATCTGAGGAGCCTGAGATGTTGGCGGCCATGGGGGCCGTGGATGTCGTCGAGGGCGCTGGTTGGTTCGGGGACGGTAAAGTCTCTTGGTACTCCAGCGTCAATCAACCCGACGCAGTCTACGTTCACGAGGTTCGCTGCAACGATTTCTTTGGCTTCACGCGCCGTACCTATGGCGTGGAAGGTTCTCTCTACGCCGTCAGTGTGCACGTCGAACACACGTCAGGACCATACACCATCTTTCGAATTTCCATTCAGTTGGTGGCAGACAGGAGGGTGCCGGATGTCAATCATTCGCACACCTGCAACTGGCTTGTGCAAGACGGCGTCATACCTGCCGTGGTCGTGGATCTCGTCCCAAACACCACCCTTTACAACTTGGAGAACCCCGGGTCTTTGGCCGGGGCGTATTCGAGAGGGTGGGCTGTCCTGATGAGGTCTCTCGGCCGACATTATGGCACACTCGCCAAGTTTCTCATGACTCAGAAGGAGCCTCGTCTCAAGGATGTTTTGACGAATGCTCTCCATGCCTCGGTTCATGCTGCGCTCTCTGCCAATAGGGGCCAGATTTATCGAGGATTGCCTGATCATGGATTCGAGTTCCTCGCAGTGGAACACAGGGTGGACCGGCTCGAGAAATCGACCGGTTTACCTCAGGATCTGCTGAGGTGGGTGGCCAATGTGACCAAGAAAGACAACACGCTGCTGGACATTTGTGCTGGCGCTGTTGGCGGTGTCCGCACGGTCCTTTCTTGGCTTTGGGGCAAGATCGTTTTCGCTTACACCTGGTTGTCGGATTGTTTCCAACCAGTCGCTGGTAGCGTCTTCTCGGTCGCCTTGAAGCTGATGGGCCGTTTCCGACCCGGTGTCCCTGCAGTGGGTGAGTTGCTCAGGCGCTCCCGACACACTGCCCATTTCGTGAGCTGGAGCGTCAAGAAATTGCGCGAAAGGCCACGCATTGCGGCTATCGTGGATGGGATCATCCTCTTCTTCATTTGTCTCGTTGAGGCTTTTGTTGAGGAGGCTGTCAAGCGCTGTTTTCCCGTGAGCGTCTCCCTGCTGTTTGGTGCTGCGGAGCGAATTTTGGACTATTTGAGTGGGAACGTGAAACCCTCTTGGTCTTTGTTTCTCCGCGCAGTCACCTTCCAAGCTCTTGGCCATGCTTTGGTCCGAGTGCTGCCGATTTTACCGGCCACAGCCCTTCATGCCCTCTGGAACTTTATTGTTCGCCGCAAAAGCTGGTCGACTTTGTCGTACTTGGCTGAGCTGGCTCTTTGGTTCTACGAGGAAGAAAAAGAGGTTGTGGCGGCGGCAGTTCCCGGCCCGGTCGAGGATTTGGAGGAACTCCGAGTGACCCTGGCAGGCACTGACGTGAACATTTCCCATCTGGGTCCCGAGGTTGCAATGACTGAGGAGAACATCCTGGACGGTTCGCTGAGGAAGCGAATCCGGCTCATTTCAGGTGTCAACCATTCTCAGTCTCTGCTCCGTCCTACAAACACCCTCAACCATGTGCTTCTTCTTCTGAAGCACCGCTTCCTCAAACGCCCGCAGTTTTCGTGCTCGGCGAATGAGATGCAGCGAGCCACTCGCCTGGTTCTCAGGCGCTTGGTTCACCCTCTCACCCTCGAAGGCCATCAAAGACTCGAGATGTGGAGCTGGGATCGCTGTGTGGAGTACGTGGTCGACAGAGAGTGGCCGAAAGGCAAGAAAGCGGAGTATGTCAAATCCCTCGTGGCCTGGAAAGAAGGGGAAGAAGTGCAAGGCACCAACCGTCTCTTTGTTAAGACGGACGAGATCATTTTTGAGAAGCCGGAGCTGTCTCTTCACAGCTTTGACGCTAAGGTTCGTCCGATCATTCCAAAGAATGACAGAGCTTTGCCGGCTTTGAGATACGTGCCCGCGTTGCGCGATTTCTTGGCTGAACGCACCTTCTTCTTCATTGCCGATGACCACGGTATATCCCTCTTGGAGGGCGAACCGCAAGTGTCGGAAGGTTGTTGCAGCTTCACGTACGTGGCTCGGCCCAATGCCGAGAAACTGAGTGATCTGGTCAGCGCTTTGGTCGATTACACCGGCCTTCATTTTCTCTACCACGGCGACGATTGTATCGTCCTGAAGGTGGATGAACGTGGCCGAGTGTTCGGCGCTGCCTTTGATCTCGTCATGTGCGATGCGAGCTGCCGAGCGGATTTTCAGGAAGCCTATATCCAGCTCGTTTCATCCTTTTTCAACGGCTCTATTGAGGAGACGCTCCGCTATTTGCGGCGTCAACTTTCTGGGAAATTTCGCATCGACTGCGGCGGCGTGCCGTTTGAATTTGAGAAGGTGGAGGAGTGTACTAACACAGGAGAGATGGCCACTGCGCTGAAGGCGTACTTTGCCCAGCTGATTGCTGGCATTGTCACAGCTGAGCGCATGTGCATTGGCGGCAAGTTTGAGTTTGGTCTCTTTGCCGTCCTCTTCATGGACGTGAATCACTCTCTGGGGTTTGACCCCGAGATTGAAGGTGGCGGCCGACCCATGTGGGGCTGCTTTTACCCTCTTTCCGCCGTCTCGTTTCTTGGGGGCAGATTTTTTGCCGTCGAAGGAAGAAGTCGTTTCAAGTACGTTTGGAACTCGGACAAAGGGCTGAAAGCTCTGTGTTTTCCTAATGTGGAGGAGATCTACAAAGTGGGGGCGGATGAAGGCATTGTCATGCATATGGCTGTTTTCTGTGCCGACCCCGAAAGTGAGAGCAATCCTGTTCTCCGTCCTCTCCGCATCTGGTTTCTCAGGATGCTTTGGGCTGACCCCCTGTACACTCAGGACCCGGATCAGTTTCTTCAGCTCGCAATGCGGCGCTATCATGATTACCGCCTGTACCGAGACACCTACAAGCTTGACTTGGAGGAGGGTTTCACACCTCCCCATCTGTCGACAGTCGCGTACCTGCGCGGCATTCAGCAATTCATTGATCGGACCAATCCTGGTGGGCCGACGGCTGAAGAGGTTTTCGCGAACTACACGGACCTCATTTCGACAGCCTCGCAATGTCGCGAGACGACCTTCCATCACACAGGACCTGGGCTGGCCTTGCTTCACGCATTGAGGGCTGGCCACTGGAAGGCTTACGATTGGTGGGAAAAAGCACCTCGTGGGCCTCCCGGGTTTCAGTATCCTGATTATCACCTCCGGCATTGGGAAAACCGCCTTCTGCCGGAGGACAAGTTCGACGAGTTGAGCACACTCAGCATTTTGCCTAGGGTTTGCGATCTGGCTTGGAAAATTTTTGGAGGTTGTGACCTACCAATGAAGATTCGAGCACCCAAGACAAAGGAGGTGAAAAAGGAGGTGAAGAAGGAAGTCAAGAAAGAGCTGAAGAATGCTGTCAAGACTGCCGTCCACACCACCGAAAAGCACAAGGGACAAGGGAAAGGGGGAGGCCGCGCTTCCGCCCCACCCGGACTTCGTCCCGAGGTGCACACCTCGAACCAGATGCGTGCGACCACATCCGATGGTGGCATTCTCGCGTACGCACACGCCACATGCGCTCATTCAGCGTCGGCGCAACCGCCGCCGGCGCTTCTTGGCATTGGGAATCAACAGGCCAATGCGCGCATGCTCGCCTTCGACACTCAGTTCTCCATCTCGACCAACCCAGACGGCTTCAGCTGCTTCCTGCTCATGCCGCCGTGTTGGACACCTGACGCTGATGTTGAAGAGTCAGTCCCCGTGAACGCAACGATCGGGGGTCCAAACGCCGTCACTTCAGGCGTGACTGACCGCGGGTGCTATGCCTGCTACACCACCCAAGCGTGGCAGCCCGGAGGGGTTGACAATCTGCGCGTCCCGGCTGAAGGCCTTGGACTGCGTGCCCCCTCCACAGTTCCAGACGGCCTTGTTGGCTGTCAGTTTCCAGAGGCCTTTGTTGCCAACCAGTTCCCGGTTGACAGCAGTGGTTTGGCCAGCTTTGACAGCAGGCAGACGTTTCAGTGCACTCATCTGAGTGCATCGATCCAGCCCGACGGCTACCTCACTGGAGCCAATGCGTCGGCTGTGAACATCGTCTCCGGCTCAGTTCTGGCCTTCACGATGACCTCTGGCGACATGCAATTCTACAATCCGACGTCGCCTCTCGCCCAGAGTGATGCGAACACCACGTCGTACCAGTGGATGGAACAGCTGCCCGAGGACAACGGGATTGCCAAAGTGCAGTCTTGGTCCGTCGACGAGTGGAAGAAGGGAGATGCAGTTCAAGTGTTCTGCGTTCCTGACACCTCGACGGCCCTTGGCGCTTGGCCCGCGACGATTTTGAGTACCGACAACACAGGGACTCCGTCGTCAACTCTCACCACTGTGGTGGCCGGCGTGAAAGCCGGGTTCATCATTGAGGGAGCCCAGCCGAATCAAAAGTTCATCGTGAACACCCGTATTGTCGTTGCGGCCTACGGTGTTGAGAACTACGAGGCTGGGAAAGCGGCCACTTCCCGTGGCAAGCCTGTGAACGGGGACCACATGGATGATGTCCTCGCGCGCACGCTGCCGAAGCACGCAATGCCCAAGATGCTGCCGGTTGGGGCTCCGAACCCTTCTGGCGCTGCAGCCTTTGCACAATCCAAGGCGGACCAGGATACGCCCAAGAGTGCAATTCCCTCTCTTTTGAAGGGGGCTGCAAGCATCGCCGAGAGCACCTTTGACGCCGGTTCCGTTTGGGACGTCTTAGGTGATATCGGGGGCATCGTCGCCGCCCTGCTTTGAGCGGGGGGTGACCGGTAACAGGGTTAGTCTGACCCGAGGATTCACGATCCTCCCGATGTGAGTGGGCATGGCGTCCCAGTGGGGCGCTGTTCGGCACCTATTGGCCGGCTGACAAAGTGATCTTTCTTTGGTGTAGATATTCGAGATCACCATCACGTCCGGCTGATGATTGGCCCGTGTGGGGCGTTGCAATGATCGTCAAAGTACGACTCTTGACTGCTCCCTACGGCGCCTCCCCCGACGCCATGAAGTTAGTTTCGCA